AGGACAAAACCATCATTTTGTCCGCTCACCATATCGACATTCATCCCACCCCGGACGTGGAGAATACCATACTCCATGAAGTCGCCCACGCACTCTGTCCGCATCATGGGCACGATGATGTGTGGGCTGCTAAAGCGCGTGAGATTGGATGCGATAACACGCTACCATGCTCTAACCTGTCGCTCTCACCATCCATCATCGATGCAATTCGCAGTGGTGCCACGGTGGAAGTGACGTTCGACGAACAGGTTATTAGGACGCCGAAATACAACATTACACGGCTTCAGGATAAGTGCGAATCGTGTGGTGCTGTCGCCAAGATGGTCAAAGAAACCATCATCAAGAGCAAGGGTGAGGACACTCCAGATACGAAATTCATCACTCTGGAGTGTGGTCATACCATCATCAAGAAAATCCCGAAAGGCACGGCATTCGGGAAGTTTCAAGCGTTCGGTGATAAGGATTGCGTTCACGAATGGGATAAGAATAACTGCGTGAAATGCTCGCGCAAACGGCTATTTGACTATCAGCAGGATGGTGGTCGATTCTGCGAAGCCGCACTCGTAGCAGGTAAGGGCGCACTTATCGCAGACGAGATGGGATTAGGTAAAACACAGCAAGCAATGGCTACTGTGTTCTTCCATCCTGAAATCTGCACACCGACACTCTGGATTGTCAAGAGCGGTCTGAAATATCAGTTCGCTACAAGCATCCTGAAGTGGATGGGCAACGAGCACGTTCCGCAGGTAGTCAATGGTTCTAAGGACTGGCTAATCCCCGGTCTGAAGAACTACATCATCGGCTACGATATGCTCGTACCGAAATCACGCAAGCTCAAGTCAGGAAAGACTGCCACTCAGGGATTCGATATCGCACAGTTTGACCGTATCGGAATTAAGTGCGTAGTGCTGGATGAATGTCAGCAAATCAAGAACGTAGACTCCACACGCACACAGATGGTACGGCGTGTAGTGGCTACCAGAAAAGTCATCGGACTGTCGGGTACGCCGTGGAAGAATCGTGGTTCTGAGATGTTTCCCATCTTGAACATGATTGACCCAGTGAAGTTCTGGAGTGAAGCGGAATTTCGTCGTCGGTGGGTTTCCACATACTTCGTCGGCGCGTATGAAAAAGAGGGCGGAATCAAGAACCCCAAACTCTTCAAAGAACACACTAAGAATCTCCTGATTCGTCGGGAGAGAACGGAAGTAATGAAGGAACTACCACTCGTCAATCGGACGAAACTCAACGTCGTAATGGACCCTGATACGGAGAAAGTCTATGACGAGGCAGTAGACAATTTCGTAGCATGGTATGAAGCCGAAGCAGCCAGTATGACTGGTATGGCAATCATCGCAATGATGCAGAAAATGCGTCATCTGGTGGCTCTCGCCAAGATACCTGCCACGGTCGAATACGTTGAGGAATTCGTCGAGGACACAGACCGAAAGTTGGTCATCTTCGCTCACCACAAGGACGTTCAGGACGAACTCTTCAATGAGATGAAACGATACGAAGATGAGATGTATATCTGTCGTATCGGCTCAGACATGAGCGGTCAGGAACGCTTCGAGGTTCAGGAGAAATTCAATAGCAGCCCACGCGCAATCATGGTTGCTAGCACACTCGCAGCAGGCGAGGGATTGAATCTCCAGACATGCGCGGATTGCGTCATCCACGAACGGCAGTGGAATCCCGCGAATGAGGAGCAGGCAGAGGGTCGATTCATTCGTATCGGTCAGACTGCTACAACGGTGAATGCAGTCTACGCGCACATGGATGGACTCACCACAATCGACCCACAGTTGGATGGAATCGTGGAAGGTAAGCGTCGTAGATTCCACGCTGGCATGAACAACACTGAGATGGCACAGTGGAACGAGGATGCTATCATCAAGGAACTGGCAGAAACCATCGTGTCAGCGCATAAGCGTAAGCGACGGGGCGGCAAGTAGTAGATGGTAAGTAGGATGCTGGAGTAGAGATATTCCAGCATCTTATCGTACTATCAACTAACTAGAGAGGAGACTAATGCAATCCAAACTGTACATGGAATTCCGGCTGTACTTCGAGCCGAATACCAACACGGAACTACTGTCAGAGATGGCAGAAGAACTGAAAGATAAACTCTATAACGACCTAGTGGATACTACGTCGGATGGAGCGTATCCCAATCCCACAGATGTAACGTATGAAATCACGCGCGAACTGTTACCGCCTGATGTGTGCGCGTGTGTTGGACTCACAGTGATGGTGGGAGATGAGACTATTTGCTCGAAGTGCGGAAAGGTGCAAGTAAACTGACATGCGCCGGGATGGTGGAATGGCAGACACAGCGGACTTAAAATCCGCCGCGATAAGCATGTGGGTTCGACTCCCACTCCCGGCATTAAAGGAGATGAAATGCACGAAGGACTGATTAAGGAACTCGAAGCACTGAGGATGGGATTCTTCGATGAGGAATCGTCCCTGTTGGGTCGTATTTCCAAGTGGCACGATGACCCAGTTGGCGACAATATGCGTCGTATCGCGGAGCTGCGCGAGAAGATGGCACTGATGGACCGCTCGATTAAAATGCTCAAGGAGAGCAAATAATGTACGCAATCAATAGGATGAGTCCACGCGGACTCGCATTCAAGCTGATACAGGTGGTAGACCAGCCAGATTCTACCAAGATTACACATGGTGACAAGAGTATCACCGTGAAGCACAACATACACGCGCTCAGTCAGGCGTGGTACAACTGGCAGATGCGTGGTGAAAAGGTTCAACTCGCATTCATGTTCTTGACGAATGCTGAGAGGGAATTCCTTATCACGGCAATCACACCAGACGAGTGGAATCGTATCTTCGACGGAGTGGAGAGATAACTATGGATGAACTGATGAAAGCTCTGGACACTGATATCGTGAAGGCGCGTGCGAACTGGGAAGATGCCGTGGCGCATTCTCTCAGAATCATCGCTGAAACATCACACGCGAGTGATAAAGCGATTCTGGAAGTCGTCAACAATCTTGTCAAGAAGGTGCTGGAACTCCAGCATCGTGTTGACCTGTTGGAAGATTTGCACCGTCTGGAAGAGAACAAGTAGCATGACTCTATTACACGAGTCTAGTCGAGTGGATACACGCGATACCTACTACGTCTGTGGTGGAAACCCTGATGGAAATGGTGGTGGTGTAATCGCATCGGTTAATACGCTTGAAGCTGCACATAGACTCCAGCGTCAGGCGATTATGCAGGGCTACTCACGAGTGCGTGTGTGGACTTGGAAGGAAATGAATGATGAAGAACTACATCGAGATTAGGAAAGCGGTCGAGACACTCTCATACGAGCAATTGCGAGAACTCGCAGATGTTGTGCTCGACCGCATGGACAAACTGACTGAGACTAAACCACTCACTGAGAAGCAGATTGCGCTCGTGAATGAAGGTGAGAACATCGCAGCGATTAAGGACTATCGTGAGATGCATCACTCTTCACTGAGGGAAGCGCACGTCGCAATTAAACGTCAAAGGAAGGTGAATGATGCCGAGATGTGAAGATTATCCGTGTTGCGGTCATGAGAGTGGTGACTGTCCGCGTATCGATTCCAATGGAAACCAGCGATGGCGTTGTGTGGGTGGTTGTGGAAAAGAACTACCCCGGAATGCGCGTTCTTCCATCTGCGCTGCTTGCCAGCGTCGTATGCGCCGACGTGAAGAAAATGGTGACGCAGACTACAACTGGAATGAACAGTAAAGTCGGGTAGTTGATTGTACATCTGGCTCATGTGAGGTGAGCCATTTGTAGAGCTAACTACTGGCTCTCTATGGAGTAACTATGACGGTAACTGAGATGAAACCACTACGACCACTAGACCACGGCAATGTGCTCATTGTCGGTACTAAGCCATCGAACTTCGATGATGAGATTCGCACTCACCCACGAGTAATTATGTGGGGTTCACAGAACGAACACTGGACAGATAAAGGTATCCCGCAGAATGTGCAGGCTATCTTTGTAACGCGCTGGATTGGACACGCGGAGTTCAAGAACATCCTAGCAGAAGCGAGGAAGAAACACATAACCATCTTCAATCCGATGGGGACTGGTATCATCGCACGGCAGGTGAAGGAACTACTTACACCGATTGTGCCGACTGTATTCACTACGCCGATTGTGCCGACTATGGTTGTGCAACCAACTATCATCACTGAAACGGAGACTATCGTGAGTGCTAAACCCGGAAAACTGAAACCACTCTACAAGTTCATTGACTTCAGCAAGGGCAATAACGAGATTGCTGAATTGATGTTGGCAGAAGCGAAGAGACTGAACATCAGCACGACACGCGCATCCATTCTACAGCTCATTGTGGTGAAGCGTCGTAAAGAGGGTGCATTCCTTCGCAAACCGGCAGCAGTGAAAGCATCGAAGCAGAAGAATGAGACTGTGGATGTGAGCGTTCAGATTCTCGATGAGATGATTAAGGGGCTGACAGATATGCGTCAGTTTCTCGTCGATACAGTCAATGAGAACATGACACTCAAGGCGAAGATGGCGAACTTCAAGAAACTCATGGAAATCTGATGGACATCATTCCAACACCAAAGAAGAATGTCATACTTGACGCCACTTCTCTCAGTTCGCTGATGAGTTGTGGTCGATACTATGACATTCGTTTCAATCATCGACTTGTTTCAGTGAAGGGCAAGTCGAATTCGCTTGAGGTAGGCTCTCTGATACATAAGGTATTGGAGGTCTACTACAAGCACAAGATTAATGGGTTTCCTACCAATACATCTATCGGTCAGGCGCTCGCGGCAGGACAGTTGTACATCAATGGGTGTCCTCACTGTGCGGGTTTCATTGAGTCGGATACTGTAAAGAAGCCGACCTGTGGGCATGATGTAGACGAGTATCCGGGCATGACGAATACTCCAGAGCAGTCATCAGGTTATACGACTGGCTGGACGTTCGCCATGAAAACGTGCGAACAGTATTTCGAGAACTACAAGAATGACGCATTCATTCCACTCTCAGTAGAGAACGTGAAAGGTGAGGTTCTCTACGAGGATGATGAAATCCGTGTCATGTGGAAAGCGAAATTCGATCTGGTCATCGATACGAATCAGATTGGTATCGTATCGATGGACCACAAGACATTCAAGCAGCGGCGTGACAAGAGTAGTCTGAGTAATCAGTTCATGGGACAGTGTATGTTGCTGAAGAGTCGCAACGTCATCGTGAATAAGATTGGACTCCAGACTACTCTCAAGATTGAAGAGAGACTGACTAGAGAGGTGATTAGTTTCAGTGCGGATAGACTCTTGGAATGGCAGGGTGAGACTCTACCCTACTATGCATATCGATTCCTTGAGTTTGCAGAGAGTGGTTACTGGCCTCCAGATTACACGCACTGCGATACCATGTTCGGTCCATGTCCATACAAGAATGTATGTGAGGCCGATAGAGGAATGCGCGTCGAGGAACTGCGCATGAACTTTATTAAGGCTCCCATCTGGGATCCAACTAACAATAAGGAGGAGTAATGAATGAGGAACTGCTGCTTGTAGTTCAAGGATGGAATCTCGAACAGTTGAATGCCTACATCGAGCAACTAGAGGAGAGGGTAAAGAATACCTCTACTCTAATTTCTCAACTGCGCAAGATTCGTAGGACTAAGGAGAAGCGTAAGTATACTCCTGAGAATGGACCGAGAGGAGGAAAGTAGTGGCTAAGGTGAGAGAACTCCTTGAGGTACTGAAACAACTTGACCCTGACTTCGATATCTACGTGGCTATCGCTAGTGAGGGTGGAGAACTTGTCATCGAGCCAGTCACCGAATCATGTGCGGACGATACGGTGATTGGTTACGTGATTACTGACGGGAAGAGTGAGGATTCAATACACTAATGCCAATAATTGCTAAGGATATCTGGATTACCCGTGAGGGTATTCAGGTAGAGATTAAGAAGATGCCATCTTCTCACTTGTTGTCAACTATACACTTCATCGAACGCAGGAGATTCGAGGCGTGTTTTGAGGTGTATCAAGATACTGTGAACAATGGGCCGGTTGAGGGTATGTTGGAATACTACTCTCAGTTCCCCGTTCAATATGAGACTCTCATTGCAGAGGCTCAGAAGAGAGGATTAATCGCACGACAGTCACCTACTAAGGAGAGTGACAATGCCGAGCATGGACGACGTAGGATTCGATAGTCTGTACTGTATGTTCAAAGGAGAACCGGGCACTCGTAAGAGTACTCAGGCTCTATCCTTCCCTGGACCTCAATTCTGGTTCTCATGGGATAGGAAAATGAATGGGATTTATCTCCCCATGAAGAAGTGGGGAATCGATCCTAAGACGATCAAGTATGAGGACTATGATGACTGGACGAAGCCGCGCAAGCAGCTCGAAAAGTTCCAGACTGAGTGTCCATACAGGACTCTGATTTTCGATTCTATTACGTCGATGGCAGACATGACACTGCGTCAGACTGTCAAAGCGAAGTACGGTATGACACGGCAGAGTGGTGCTCAAGCCGGTAAGCTCATCGCAGGTATCGCTGTGAATGAGATTGAGGACTACAATGCAGAGTCATCCGCACTTCAGGAACTCATCGCGCTGACAAAGGATATCTGCACCTTTCACAAGGTCAATATCATTCTTATAGCGCACGTCGTACAGGCAGAGTATCGCAATACGACGAATAATACTACCCATGTGTCACGGACTATTGTGACTGCGGGTAAGAAGGTGGCACCGAAAATCCCGGCTTACTGTGGTGAAGTATATCACTTCAACATTAAGAAGGGATTCGTTGAGGGAATGGGAGGTGACTATTCTTTACTGACAGAGCACACTGGTGACGACTTTGCGCGGACTGCATTGGGCATGGATAAAGAGATTGTATTCGGTGACAAACCTCTTTACAACACGTACATCGTGCCAGCCATTGCGAAGCTCAAAGAAACCTACACACCAACATCGAAGTTCTAACAACAACGACAGAGGAGATAGTCTGATGCCTATTGTGACGTTTAGTGATCGTGATCTGATGCGCGGGAAGGTTGTGGAACCCGCGTGGTATCTCGTCAACATCGACAACATTGGTGAGGCTCCCTCGAAGGATGGAGGCTCCACCAACTACCCCGTCGAGGGTACCGTCATCAAGAACGCTGACAATGACGGCGAGGAGTTCAAGGGTGTTCCTCTCGACTGGAATTTCAACAGCAAGGCGATTGGATTCGCTGTTGGATTTCTCAAGGCTTTCGGTGTCGATGTGAAAGCTGGTGCGCGCTTCGATCTGAGCAACGCAGTCGGTCGTCAGGTTGAAGTATTCGTCGAAAACGGCGAATGGCAGGGTCGTATTGTGAA